CACGGCAGTCAGGGCTGTCGCCGTGCTGGGGCCGGTACGCGCGGCGTTCGCGTCCTTCGTGGATCTCACGGCGACAGCCCTGACTGCCGTGCAGCGGGTGATCGCCGCAGGCATGGGCGTGGTTTCCGAAGCGACAGGAGGTCTCCTCAGCATTGCCGGCAACCTGGCGCGCGCCGGCGCGAACATCACTCGCACGTTCCAGTCGATCATCAACATCCCGAACCAGATTCGGGCGCAGTTTTCGCGCGTGGCTTCGGCCTTCAACAACGCCTTCTGCGTTCTGAAGAACGCGTTCCGGTCTCGCAAGTTCATCGGCAACTACGACGACCTGTTCGGGGCGTCGACCTGCTCATCGACGGCCGGGGGCAGGCCGATCTCTCGCTACGCGACCGAGAATCCGTTTCCGGCGCTGTTCCCTGTCGACGAGCAGTCCTTCGGTGTGACCAGCCAGGCCGCCGGAGCGCTCACCGCACTGACGCAGCTCGATCCCGTTCTGTACCCTTCGAGCGCTGCTGATATGGCCAGCTCGATGGGAATCGTCACGCGAGGGGTGGTATTCGAATGAGATTCACGCGCGAAGCGCCAGGCATCCGACTGGCTGAAACCCGGCACGGGGACACCCTGCAGCGGATTGCGCTGCGTGAGCTCGGCGATGCGTCCCGGTGGGTCGAGCTCGCCGAGCTGAACGGCTTGCGCCCTCCCTACCTCACCGAGCCATCGCTCGCTCGTGCAGGGGTGCTTGCCTATGGGGCGAGCATCAAGCTGCCGTCGCCCTCGTCGATCGTGTCTGCCTCCTCCGATCCGGGCGCCGTCTATGGGGCAGATCTGTTGCTCGACGCCGGGGGGCTGCAGGCAGCGAACGGCGACTTCGTCCTGACGTCTGGCGTCCCAAACCTGGTTCAGGCGTTGCGCCACCGCGTCGTGGTGGATAAGCGCGAGCTCGGATTCCACCCGGAGTACGGGTGCCACATCCGATCCCTGATCGGCGCATCGAATGGCCCAGTCGCGGGCGAGCTAGCGGCCTTCTACGTGAAGTCGGCGCTACTCGAGGACGAGCGTGTCGCCGAAGTCCCGACGTGCATCGCCGAGGTGATCGGCGACCAGATCCGTGTAACCGCGACCGCCGTCCCGATCTCCGGGGCGCCGGCCGATATTGTCGTGGTGGTGTGACGTGCCCTTTCAGCTCAAGGACTTCCCCAGCATTGTGGCGAGCATGGTCAACCATGCCCGCGCAATCCAGAACAAGCTCACCGACTTCAACATCGGCTCCGTTGCGCGCACGATGCTCGAGGCGCCCGCGGTTGAGATCGAGGAGCTGTACCAGCAGATGTTCATCGGCCTCAAGGAAGGCATCCCAGTTGCGACCTACAGCAGCTTTGGTTTCGAGAAGCGCGCGGCCGAGCCGGCGGTCGGTGTGATCCGCTTTACTGCAGGCGATCCGGCGCACGCCGGCCTCGACATTGCGGAGGGGGTGCGCGCCAAGAACGCCGCCGGCACTCTGCAGTTTCGCACCACCGCCGCCGCGTCAATCCCGGCGGGCGCCATGTACGCCGACGTTCCAGCCGTGTGTGAGACGCCGGGTCTGGCCGGTAACGTCGCGCCGGGCGTCATTGCGGTCATGCAGGACGCCGTCACCGGCGTCTCGTCGGCCACGAATCCGGCCTGGTTCTTCGGCGGCAAGGAGATCGAGTCCGACGACGAGCAGAAGGCGCGCTTCGCTGCCTTTGTCGCGACGCTGCCGCGCGGCACAAAGGCAGCCATCGAGTACGGCGCCAGGATGGCTAGCGTCGTTGATGGGGGCGGGCTCGTGACCGAAACCGTGCGCCACGCCTTCATTGATGAACCTTACCTGGCCGACCCGCTTGCTCCGGTCGGCTTGGTCGATTGCTTTATCCACAATGGCGCTGGCGGCACATCTGCCGCACTGGTGGCCGAGACGAAGAAAATTATCGACGGCTACCGCGATCCGGACGGCACGCCCGTGCCGGGCTGGAAGGCTGCCGGCGTGATCGTCAATGTTTATGCGGCGCAGGAGGTGATGGTGTCAGTCGCTGGCGCGCTTATGGTGAGCGAGTACGTCGTGACCGCGACCGCCGCAGCGCAAGCTGAAGCTGCTATCGCCGCCTACTTCGACAGCCTGGGGATCGGCGCCGCGGCCTACGCGTCCGAAATTATCGCGGCCGTAATGAACGTCGACGGCGTGGTGAATTTCCAGATGGCGTCGCCCGCCGCGGATGTCGTTGTGGCACGCCACCAAAAAGCCATGCTCGGCGCCGTCCAGTTCGGGTGACATATGCGACTCGCGGATAAGTTGCTGCAGTACCTGCATGGCGCCTTCGACAAGGATCCAGGGGCTCGTGTCGCGCTACGATTCCGCTACGACGGCGCGATGACCTGGCGGATTGCCGGCCGAACGCTCTCGACCTTGACGGTGGGCGGAAGCGGGTCGGACATGAGCATCCCGCTGGCCGATCTGACGATTGCCGACCTGGCAAGCCTCATCGCTCAGCAGTCTGGCTACTCGATCGTCTTCGTTGATATGGATCTCGCGAGGCGTGGCGCAGCTTCACTGCTAGACGGAGAGTCGGATCAGGCGGCCAGCAATGGCGACGCGCTTTATGCGCCTGAGCTGACGGCCTATCACATCCTCGACGCGCTTTCCGTTGAGTTGGAGGTGGCGAAGGCGGCCATTCCTCCGATGCTCGAGCAGCTCTCGATTCGCACGGCAAGCGCAGACTGGCTGGATGAGATCGGCAGCTACTACGGGCTGGCGCGACGAGCGGGGGAGATCGACGAGAATTACTCACGACGCATCGTCGCAGACACGCTGCGCCCGAAGGGCAACAACATTGCGGTTGAAGAGGCAATCAGGGCTCTTCTCGGAGGCTACAGCGCAAATGTGGTTGATGCTCCGATGGCCGAAGTCGTCACGTACTGGCGAGCGGACGGGGAGGTACAGGCAGACGGATCAAGGCGAGCGGATGCCATTGTGCGCCGCCACTATGGGCAGTTTGACGTCCAGGTTGGATTTGACCTGATGTCAGCTGAATCATTGACGGAGCTTGCCGCGCGCGTGCGACTTGCGGTTGAGGGGTTCCGTGATGCGGGCACTCGCATGCGCCAGATGTCGGTTGAGGGGCGGATTGAAGACCGGGCGAGCCCAAGCGCGGACTCGAGCTTACTGGCGGCCACGATGGCCGAACACTCTGATGATCGCCCGCCCATTCGACTTCAAGCCAACGGGGTCACGCTCGTCGGCGAGGTCGCCCTCTTGCTTGCGGACGGCACAACCAGGGCTGACGGTGCGCTCATGGCAAGCGGCTACACCATTGACACCGCGGCGCCTGTCGCAGAAAGCGACATCTCGGTGATGGGGGTCGATGTCTCGACAGGTTTTGATGACTCCTATGTCGCTCCGGCGCTTGCTGACGGAGCGATTCGCGCTGACGCCTTTGTGCGCGCGCTCGGGAGCCGCGGGCACGCTATCGATACCGCATCTGTCGAAGCGATCCGGTACTGGCGGGCAAACGGTCTGCATGCAGCGGGCGACGGAGCAGTTGTCGCAAGCGGCGTCGATCGAGCAAACGGAGTCCGGCGCTGCGGGGCGGGCGCACTGACTGCCGCCGGCGTGACTTCAGTGAGCTTTGAACTGATCTGACGCCCGTCGTGACACTAGGCTCGATTCAGTCTTTTATCTGGGCGAGCCATGTTGATCATTGACCAATCCGCCCCCGCGCGCGGGGTCTTCACTCTGAATGTTTTTCGCCACGGCGAGCTGATCGACCAGTTCTCTGACGACAATCTGATCGTCAACCAAGGACGGACCAACGTTGCCCGCGCTCTCGGTGGAGAGTATGACTACCGAATTGCCAGCATTGGGTTTGGCGTCAATGGAAGTGCCGCGGCGCCTACAAATACTGCTCTACAAGGCGCCTTCATTAAGCCGATCGACGCCGTGAGCTATCCAGACGCCTACTCGGTTCTTTTCAGCTTCTCACTGGCAGCGGGTGAGAAGCTGAA